CTAATGAAACTCCAAAAGATTCTGGAGACGTATCCCCATAGTTCACCATTGTCATGGAAACTGGAGAAGGTCTTTGGATTTGGTCTGAAGATTGGGACTCTTCTTGAGGTTTGTCCCACCAATCTGATTTTTTATGATAAGGGCGGTTGGTTTTTCTTTTATATGGCATATTATATTGTACACTTAAAGTCACTTTCGAAAAGTGAAAAGTTACTTTATATTATCTCTGGTTCGAATGTCGCCTGAGAGTCTTCTTTAAAGTTTTCCATGTCAAAATATATATCCATCATCCAATTTGCCAGAACAAGAGCGGTATACGAGTCTTTCCTAGCCTTATTTGGACCCGATGTCTTTTTTAACTGTAGCGGCAAATCAAAAGTTTGGCTTCCTTGAGGGCTTGTACTCACTTCAATCAAAGCACATTCAGTTTTCGTTAATTCGACATTATCCTTTTGGACTTCTAAAAAGTCGATAACGCGGGAATCGTTGGATGTTTCGTGCAATTCGTCTTCCCTCAAAAAAACTATATTGGAGATATCAGGCTTCGATTTGATTTGTTGATAATATTCGTCGTCCATGGCCATACCAGCGAATAATATTCTTTTGTGGTCAAATGCCCCCTGAAGGCTTTCGTTGGCAACCCGAATCCATGCGGACGACGGTTTTCTAAGAAAACATATCGTGTAGTTGCTTTTATTGTATTTCGACTTTAATCTTCTTAAATCTTTATCGTATTCGGTTGGATTATCGAAATCTATGTCTTCTATAGCGCCAATATGTATTTTCTTTTCTTTAAATACCGCGCTTTCATTCACAGCGCTTAGAAATTGTAAGCCGCCGTTATAGTCCATAACGATTTTGACTATATTGAAATGCTCCAGTAAATATAAAAAATATGCAATATGCTTTTTTAAATTGGTCCCGCTCATCGCATAACTATGAATTAATATTCCCTTTTTACGTTCTTTATCCAATCTAATAACCTGCATGGCAAAATCATCAGACCCTTCACTTTCTGACCACGAAGGGTCTATAGCTAATATATATTCACTTTTGGGGTCCCCGACAATTTCAACCGATGGGGCTTGTCCATCTTGGATGGTGCATTTAGCCATTGTGCTTATTTTAAAATATCCGCTACTATCGTCTGTGAATCTAGAACCAAATTCCCGATCAAACTGCGCGGCAGACATTGTGGCCTTGGATTGATTAATCAACTTTTGGTCGTATAGCTGCGACGGAGCCACGTCATATGAGAAATGCATAATTACGCGGTGAACATTCAAATCCTTCTCGTAGTCTTTGGATTTTTCAGGGTGCAAAATTAAATCTTCATATTCAGAATATAATTTAAACAAATGCTCAAACTTGTACGACGCAGACGACAAACCTATCAGCTTATTGCTATCCCATGTGGTTCTATCCTCCTCTTTCATAAGGTCAGCTTCTATCATTTTAGATTCCGCATCGTACATTTTCTGTCTGGCCGCTGGGTCTTCCACGGTACTCAAAAACGGCATAATAACTTCATTCAGAATTTTTTCTGGCATTAGAAGTAATTCGTCGATAATCATGACGTGAAAACGAAAACCGCGCAGTTTTTCGCCGTCGCCCAGCGGCAGAGCTATAATCTTACTTTGCCCGATGCTCATAATCCATTCGTCGTTTGATCGCGACGTATGATCTATGCATTGTTGTAAAAATCCAGCTTCAGGTTTTTTAGCTATATCCTCGATCTTACGAAAGATCATTTTACTTTGCCGAAAAGTTTTACTAAGAATACCAATATTTTTCCCCTGATGAAATATGGCATATAAAGCCGCAAAAATACCAGTGGTCCATGATTTAGAAAGACCGCGGCTCCAAATCCCTAAAAAATAATCCGATTTCATCATGGCTTTAATAGCCATGTGCTGAAACGGGAACAAATCAATTCCCATAATTAAATTAGCGGAGAATGTTAAATTGTCGCGCAAAAACCTATATAATAATACCTTAGCTTCAGTTTCTTCAAGGTGACTTTCTTTCGCCCGAATTACTTCGTTGATATCATCATTTGGTCTATTATCTTGATTACCTTTTTGCCACATTGTCTAAATATTTTTGTACATCTACTTTCCAAACCCTACGCCCACAATATAATAGTTTAGGTATAATAAGCAGCGATTCTTTTCTTCCGCTTGTAAAAACGAATTGACACCAACCTTCGTGCTTTCGCAATAATTCGCGCATACTGTGCATAATATGGGAATGAGTGGATTTTTGCTTCCATCTATTAAACCCCATATACTTTTCCACCCTGCTGATAGAACCCTCTATTACAAAAAAGAGATAACACCCAGCACTTTTACATCTTTCTATTTCCCGATCAACGCGGTCAAAATCTAAACTAACCGAAGAAACAAAATCATTTATGCTTTTTCTTTCCACAAATGTATAATCAAAATTTCTTGCGTTCAAACTATAATCCCCGAAATCTAATGAGAAAGTCTCTGTATATTTAAAATTGAGCGGCGCTTGCTCCCTGCTATCGACAAGAATAGTTAAACCGCTATGATCGTCGTTATATTCTGATGGCATTTCATCTGGGAACTGAGAAGGTAAACCTACTTGATCACAGAATTCCTTATATGACCCAAATAAATTTTCAATTTCTAATACAGAAGGTAATTTATAAGATTCAAGCTGGGTTTGACCAAATACTGTTTTCGATCTACCTTTTATTTTTTCTTTGATAAGGTTCACCAGATACGGTTTGGTAATTAACTCTGGTTCTCTTTTTATCCACTTTGATAAATTGTCAGCACGATTGAAATCCGACGTTAAATATTGATCCACGTTTTTAAACGCAATAGGTTTATGGGTATACAAATCCACTCGTGGAAAATGTTTATAATAATATTCCCCGACCTTCATCTTGTGAGCTTTGATGTGGCAATGTAAACTGCGCCTTTCTTCAAACTCAACACCACACTCTTTACATTTAAATGACTTCACTTTGTCCTATACCTAATATCCGAGCTTTCATTTCATCCATTCCTTCGAGACGTTCAGCCTCTTCTTTAACAAGAGCCTTCTGCATTTCCGCAATTTTCAGCATATTATCCCGTTCTTCTTTATCTTGAAACGCGGCGACTAATGCAAGAATTGATGCATTTGCTTTTTGTTTGTTTTTCATTCTATCAGAACGTTTACCCTGTAGATTTCCAATTAAACTTTCTATACGTCCTGCGCATTGATTATACTCTGTACTCTTAGTTTTTATAATTTCCGATAATCTTATCGTCATATCCTCTGTATTATCTGCGCTATCGAACAAATCATTCAGTTTGTTGATTTGTTTCCCAACTTGAGATAATTTGATAATTTCCATGCAACAATTCATGTAAAGGTTTATTTCGTCCGCTGTTAAATCTGGCTTGTCCCAAGTCATACGGACAAATTCTTCTTCAAACAATTGTTTGTCGGCGGCATTTGTATAACCGTTAACGATAGTCACAAATCTTGAATTACCTAGATTTTTACCCAATTTATCGACACATACCACATATTGCCTAGACATTTTAGAAAAATCTAAATCTAATGAGGTGGCGTTATTAATTTTCTTAACTATTCTTGCTGGGTTTCTTGGGGGAAAGTACGTCGTTAATATGCCGCTTTCATTTTTCGGCACATAATCAGGGTTAATACCTTTGATATGAGCTAAAACGGCCCTTTGTTCTAACCCGAGTTTCTTTATTTCCTTAGTGGGGAAAATAAGCTCGGCTATCTGGAACGAACTCATACCCTCCTCTAGATGAGTTTCTACAAATTCTTTTTGCTCGTCAGTGAGCTTTATTTTCTTTTTACGTTTCGGTCTGGTAGTTTGGTATTCTAAATCTTGACTAATCAGAAAGTCCCTGATCGCCCTCCCTTCTTTTGAAGAACCCTTCAGAGTTTCGTCGTTAAAAGTCTTGCGCGTCAATTCAATTAAATCTGGCGTTGTCGGATATTCTCGCAGAATTAACGCTTTTTGTTCTTCATTAATAGTCATGGCTTAATATAATATCGTATTTCTCGATGATCTCCAGTATCTTTTTTTTAAATAAATCCTTAAGATTTTTTAGTTGCTTATAACCAGCTTTCCTATTTTTCTCAGAAGACCTGTATCCCATATATTCAGCAACGTCTTCGTCAGAGCAATTATCTATGAACATCATCATAAATGCGGTGAACTGCCTTTCTGTTAGCTCAATTTTCATATAAATTTGGATTCGCGCAGTTATGTGATCTATGTCAAACGAATCATCATTCTTAGTCCTAATTTCGTGTGCATGAGATTCAAGAGGAAGGGGCATTTTCACATTAAAGCCATCTCTTTTCTTTTTCGCCCACGCCAAAAATAGTGGACACCCCTCGTCTTGCTCGCCGCTTCTGGTTATTTCACAACTCGTCGGCCCCAAAGAGTTTATACAATTTAGACAGGGTCTAGCATAGTTTTGATAATTGTTGCGTAATAGATTACGTATTTGGTTTGATATGACCGTACTTATCCACGGCTCTATTGGTCCCTTCTTGCTATCCCATAAATGTATTTTTTTATAGATATGGATTTTAATGATTTGTTTAACGTCATCATAATCCATCCAGCTTACCGCTTTAAGTTGCCATTTCCGCCTATTTTTTTCTAGAGCTTCTTCAATTACTTTAACGTTTGCATTATATTCTTTGCTACGTTCACGTTCAGTCATGGTCGATATTAAGTTCTCGCCTTTTGAACTTCGAACTTTCAAACACAACTCGCCCATCTTTTGAGCTTATAGTCACAACATTAGAAGGCATCTCTACTTCCACTTCAAACTTTTCAACATCTGGGACAAATGAAGCGTCTGTTTCGTCATCGTTAATAACTTGTGATTTATGTGATGATTTTTTCTCTAGTGAGCTGGATTTAGCTACACCACTAGATAAAGATTCCCCGCACGAAGAACAAAAATGCGCAAATTGGGCCTCTTGCTTATGCCCGCATTTCATGCAATATTTCATACTTATTTATA